TTGGAGCTCGACGAATTGACACTGTCACCCATTCGTGTGGCTGCCAACACTAAGTACAGCAAGCAGTTGATTTTGCAGGGCGGTGCACAGGTGGACGCTATGATTTCACGCGAGTTGGCTGCTGGTATCAATGAGACCATCGACAAAGCTGTCTTTGCTAAGGCTGCTGCCTCTGCTGGCAACCGTGTTGACAAGGACGCAGCTGTCACATACGCTGATCTGACTAACATGCAGAAAGCTGTGTTGGCTGCTGGTGGCGACTTGAGCGCTTGCTCATTTGTCGGTTCACCAACCGCCATGAGCATCTTGAAAGGTGAGGCCGCTGTGGCAAGCATCAAAGCAGTTGTCGAAGGCAACAACATTGACGGCTACAACACCAACTTCACACCAAACCTCATCGACTCAACTGCCAGCGAAGGCGCGTTGTTGTTCGGTGACTTTGGGCTTGGCATGGTGATGGCGTTCTTTGGTGGCATTGACCTGTTGGTTGACCCATACAGCAACGCAGGCACCGCGCAGATTGCTTTGCACGTGAACAAGTTTTACGACGTAGACGTTCGCCAGGCAGGTGCATTGGCTTACTTGTTTGACTTCGAGTAATAATTGACTAACACGGGAAGCCTGGCAATGGGCTGGGCTTCCTTTTTTTTACATTACCATGCACGTAGTACGTCCAGCACACACAACAGGCACCAGCGTCGTCACATTGGCGGACGCTAAGGAGTTTCTGCGCGTCGACTCCAGCGACGAGGACACTACAATCACGGCGTTATTGGACGCGGCAGTGGCATGGGTTGAGGACTACTGCAACCGCAATTTTACTACAGGCGCCTCTGCAGTGTTTCATCTAGATCGGTGGCGCAACGCAGCGCTGGCATACGGGCCAGTCACAGCCATCACACACGTGAAGTACAACGACACGGCAGGCGCAGAGCAGGGTCTGGCAGCTAGCAAGTACTATACCACGGCGGCAACAGATGGCGGCATGCTGATCTACTTTCACGACACGCCAGACCTGGAGACATACAACGCGCACCCTGTACGCGTCACGGCTGCGGTAGGTGTCGAAGAATCGGCCAACGTTAAGCACGCGGTGAAGATGCTGGTGGCGCATTGGTACGAAAACAGGCGCGCTGTAGTGACGGGCACTATTACTGCCACCATTCCTATTGCAGTGGAGTCGCTGCTTAGTGTTGAACGCATCATTGACAACAGGCAGTGAACATCGGGTTTTTAGATAGACGCATCATTATCCAGAGCGCCTCGCGCACTGCGGACGTGTACGGCCAGACCGTGCCGTCATGGTCTACCTATGTTACGGTGTGGGCTGCGTTGGACAACAAAAGCGCCAGCAGCGCCGTCCTAGAAGAGCAGGAGACAAGCACAAACCGCGTGACGTGGCGCGTGCGCAGCAGCACACAGACGCGAGCTGTGACGCCCAAATACCGCATCAGCTACGGCGGCGATATTTACAACATCCTAGCTGTGCAGGAGGTGGGCCGCAAGAATGAGCTGCACTTTATTACCGAACGCGTAGTTTCTGAGTAATGGCAAACAAGGTCAAAGCAGTACCGAACTTGCCACGTCAAGCACGTGCAGGCACACGCGTCCAAGTGGACGGTCTTAACGGCGTGCTGCAAAAGTTGGAGCGCCTAGCTAACTGGTCAGAAAAAGACTTTCGCAAGCTCGTAGACATTAACGAGCGCGTTGGAGAGGTGTACAACAACAGTCTGCGCTCAAACATCAAAGACTTTGACCGCGATATTAAGGTGCAGTTTGAAGACCGTGACGACATCATTGTGAAGCGCGGGCAGCTTCGTCGCAGTGTAGGCGTGTGGCAACCCGATCGAAAGCGCATTAAGACGCTGGCAGGTCCACGCACAAACAACATCGGAGGCCGACGCAAGCGCGGCGTGCGCAAAAACTCGGACGGCTGGTTTGCTCACATTGTAGAAGGCGGTGACAGCTTTGGCCGCAAAAAGCGCACGCGCAACACGGGCGTATTTGAGCGCAGCAAGCGCGCGACAGTTGGCCGTGCTAACGCTTTGCTTGTAAGGTTGCTACGTCAGGAGTTTAAACGCTTTATGAAATGAAGGTAGGAGCCGCCATTTACAGCATGCTAAAAGATGACAGCGCAGTGTCTGCGTTGGTCGGCACGCGCATTTACCCAGAGCTGGCAGAGGAGGGCGCATCCACGCCTTACGTCGTTTATTCTGTTGTGTCCAACACGCCCGTTGACACAAAGGAAAGCGCGCCAGTAGATGAGGCGCAGCTAGAGGTGTTCAGCGTGGCTGACACGTACGCAGCAGCTAACGACCTTGCAGACAAGGTCAGGGCGGCGTTGTCGCGGCAGAGCAAGAAAGTGCTGGACACTGTGACGGTGCAGTCTATTAAGTACACAAACGAGGTGACTGAGGTCAGCGCTGAGCGCAACATGTACGTCAGCGTGCAGGACTACACTGCGCGCATCACGTCTGCACCCTTGCTGCTTGACGTATACGGCGGAGCGCATTCAGCGTACAGCATGCGCCGTTTAAGTTTAAGCTACAACGGCCCGTGCATACGCGTTCAAAGGTCAAGCGACAACGCATTAACGGACATTGGCTTTGCTGAGAACAGCCTGGATTTAACAGCATTGCAAAATTTTGTTGGCGCAAGCGACGGGCGAATTAGAACCGTTTATGACCAATCGGGCAACAGCAATGATTTAGAACAAACAGTCACTGCTCGACGGCCTCTAATTATAGACGGCGGTGTGTTGCAAGCCGTGGACAACAAGCCAGCTTTCAAATTTGATGGAAGTGATGACACATTACCGTTTGACAACAATGGTTTGGACATTAGTTCAATGTCGTCTTTTGTTGTGGGCAAATACAACACCACCACAGGCGATCAACAGGCGTTCACAGGCAGTGGTTCGGCTAGTAACAAAAGATGGTATGCGCCGCGCTTAGTAGGCGGCAGCTTTCAATATACTGTCGGCGACAACTCAGCTGTTGGCACTGCTACCGCGAACACAAATAACAACCTGCACACAGTTATTGCGGGCGCAACGCAGGGCGACGTCGAAGCCTTTCTTAATGGCACGTCGGTTGGCACAAAGGCGTTGTCCTCTGGCATTGATGCTGGTGAAGCTGGTCTTGGCAGTCGTGGCACGTCTGCCTTTATGAGCGGCTTTGTTCAGGAAGTTATCGTTTACGGCAGCGACCAAAGCGCCAACAGAACGGCAATGGAAAACAGTATCAACACGCATTACAGCATTTACTAATGGACTTTATTTTACACAACTGGGCTGAGCTGGTGCTCGCCCTAATGGCATTTGTGAAGGTTGTAATTAACCTCACACCCACAGAAAAAGATAACCAGATATTTGGATATTTGGATAATCTGATTAACATGATTATTGCAGACCGCATCAAACCCAACAACAAGAAATAATGGCAGCAACAGCAGGAATAATGAACGGCTCTCAGTTGAGAGTTGCGTTCGCAAACGAGAGTGCAACACCAGTACTGGTCGACCATCTCACAGATTTGTCTGTGTCCTTTAGCACTGAGACACGTGACACCACAACAAAAGACAACGGCGGCTACCGCGCAATCTTGCCAGGGCTTAAGACCTTGAGCGTGACGATGACTGCATTCTATGCAGCTGACGCCACCAACGGCTACGAGGAATTGTTCGCAGACATGGAAGCAGGGCAAAAGCTCGACATTACTATTGCGTCATACAACCAGGCAGAGGCTGAAATTACCGACGACATGGACATCGACTTTAAAGCCTACTGCACCAGCTTAGAGTTGAGCGCAGGCACTGAAGACAACGCATCTTACACTGCTACTTTTGAGTGCGTCACTGATCCAACATTTGTACCTAGCGCATGACCATTACCCTAGACGGACGGACATTTCCAGTCAAGGCTAACATGCGCGCCTGGCGCAGCTTTGAGCAAGCGACTGGCCACAAGGTGGCAAACATCGACAGCGAGGACGTGACTTTGATGCCCGAGCTGCTGTTTTACTTTGTGCAAGAAGGTTGCAAAAAACAGAGCATGAGCTTTGACATGGAAGTGGACGACTTTTTAGGGTTGATTGATGTGCAGGATTTAACTGCTGTTGTTGAGGTGATTGAGTCCTCTATGACTCCGCAAAAAAAAACGGAGAACCAGGAGACAACACACCACTTGAATGGGACGAAATAGAAGAGCTGGGACTCGGGCTGTTGTGCCTGAGTCCTTGCCTTCTGTATGATCTAACATTCAGGGAGTTTGGCAACGCGGTTCGCGGTCGGTACAAAGCTCAGGAGGCGCAGCAACGCGTGGACTGGGAGCGTACACGATGGCAAACCGCTTTGTTGTTAAACGTGCACACTAAGAAAGGAAGCAATGTGAAGCCAAAAGACTTGGCAGTGTTTCCGTGGGAGGAAAAGCCCAAGGCTGGTATACATACAGGCTGGGCACA